ACACAATATCGTTTTTTTGTTTTGTTTCATCGTCCTACGTCCGCTGCGCTACCTTGTTCCTCTTTTACTTACCAAATATAGATATTTAGTGTCAATAAACACTAATATATCAAGGTAGTATTAGTGTTTTTCTGTCGCGCTTCGCTTGACTTGATAAATACAGCCATGCAAACAAGTTTGCACAGCCGTATTTCTCTGTTTTTAGATGTTTTCAACATCTTGACTTTGGATATCTTCAATATCCTCTTTTGACAACTTTGCAGTTGTTTTTTCTACTTTTTTGCTCTTTAAACGTTCTTCGATTTCGGCAAGTTCTTGACGAGCAGCTATTTCAAGTTCTTGACGTTCAGCTAAATCGAGTCTACGAGGGTCGATAGCATCACCATCTTCACCTTCCCATATTGGTTGTTTCATTCCGTCTAAAGGAAGTCCTTTAGCATATCGAACTAAAAGTTCTCTTACTGACAATGTTTGATCTGGTATTGTTTGAGACGGAAGATTATTAATCTCACCGTCACTGACAAACTCTTTTGCATTTAATGAATGTTTAATTATCATAAATCTGATTTTTTACGCTCTTTTATAGAGCTTTTATACATTTTATTGAATTGGTTTAAATGTCTTTCAGACATAACTCTTTCTTGTTCTGTAAAACTGGAAAATTGTTTTTCCATTTCCAAATCTTTTTCTTTGCTTATTTTACCAATGTGTAACGAAATTTTATCCTTTTCTTGCTCATTATACATTTTGTCTTTATAATATCTTGGCATAGCAATTTTTTTGCCATCTAACATAGGCACATACATGCGATTTTCTAAATCGTCTTTGTGCCATTTAATCATATTTTTAGTTAAATAATTTGAACCTAAACCTTTAGACATAACAGAAAATTCTTTCTGTCTATCATCATTTCTATGAATAGGTATTTTAGATTCTTTGCACATATATTTTAACGTATAACCGATACTGGCAGCACTAACATCACCAATATAATTAGTACCAATAGCATAATTATTAAGAGCCCAAGCACGAGTAATGTGTTCTTTATTAGCATTATAAAGTATGATATGATAATGCGGACGCATTTTTGTTGAGCCATATTCCCCAACGGCATAGTACTTAAGTTTTTCATTTGTTAGTTTTCTTAACCTTTTAAAAAATTTTTGTAAATCTTTTTTATCTAATGTCATATACCCATTGTTTGTGATAGGTACAAAGGCAGTATCATATGTTAAGGTTACAAAGAGAGCGGAATTACTCCGCTCTCCTTCTTTAACTAACCTAAACGACCAACCTGAGGTTCTGCGTTTCATACATGGGGGGCATTTACCACATGGAAAGGGTATATGTTCACCCTTTATAAGTTCTTTCTTATAAAAAGGAGTTATACACCTAGTACTCATATTTAAAACATTGGAGTACCATATTTTGGCATTGGCCTAATAGCACGAATTTTATTTAAAACATGACAATATAAATGGTCACCTTCGACATCTTCAACAGCAAATACACGAGTAGTTGGTTTGCATTCTACAAAAGTTTCATTTAAATTCGGTTCAGTTTCGAAAATACGTCCGAGATGCCAGAAATCTAATTTAGGAGTTCTAAATTCACCGGCAACTCTGCTTGGCATATATTTATACTCAGCATATCGAGGTACATATCCAAATGTATCTGTCTTATTAGATGTATAAGCATATAATTCTTGTTTTTGAACTTCTTGTTCGCCAATATTAGCGAATGAAGGCCAGAAATAATCTAATGAATCATTTTTTAAAAATGTCTTAGGGATACCTTGCTGATAAGCAGTTTTAGGCATTACAGACATTATACCAATTATATATCCATGTTCTTCACAGAAATAACTACCTGCACGACCACTAGTTACAGAAATTCCATGTCCTGCCATATTTCCTTGAGGTGTAGTATCTGATTGACCAGTTTGTAATACTTCACTAATAACTACTGGACTTTTTACACCAGTTATGTATTCAGGTCTTTGTAATCTTGCATCTGATGATTTAACACCAAAATGTGTTAAAATATTCTCAATATAACGAGTACCACCACGAGCATTTTTCTCTAACCATTCTTGTAATCTAAAAGCACGTCTTAAATCATTAATAGTTGTAGGTTCTATAGTTGCATTAGAAGTATCAGCATATAATGAATCTGCGGGAACATCTGTACGTCCACCTTGTGCTCCTACATTAACTGATGATGGAGAACCATTTAATGTTGTTCCATTAGAACTATTTAAATATACTGGTAAGTCGCCTTCTACTAAACCTATAGGAATATCTACTGCAGCACCTTTTTGAGCAAAAGGTAATGAAGCAGTGAAATAATCATGCTCCCATGCTCGCTTACGTAATGAAGTTAATTCTCTAAATCTTGGCCAACCTAAACCACCATTATCACCATCTACTAATTTATAATTTACTGGAGCTATTAAGTTTTGATCTCGATAATATTCATTGTATATACATTGATAAGCAGCAAAAGGTAACATATTGATATTTGTTGCTGTACTTGAATCAGGTGGTGGTGGAACACCTAAATAATCCATAGTTTTTCTACAAGTACCATTGTTTGCAGAATATTGAGCTTCAAAATTATTTGAAGCAGAATAAGGCATTACATGCTCTGAATTTGCATCTGTAATAAACTTTTCCCAGTTTTCCCATAAAATACGGTTTGGTACAAAGAAATAGTGCATTGTAACATCCATACGGTGCATAACAGGTGCAACTAATGGGGCAAATCTAATAAGTGATTCACATGATAAATCGAATTTGTCACCAGGGACACATTCCATTGTAAGAATAGGAGTTAAATTACCCATGTCTGCTGATAATTTAACATCGTGAGTTAAGTCAAAGACATTCTTTTTTGGCTTTGTTAACTTAATGGAGTTGAATAAATTCCTTGCCATTTGTTTTTGTTTTTGTTTGATTTTAGAACAATTTGTTAATAGGCGGTGACTAACCGCCTTATGTTATAGTCTGATTCCGCCTCTACTTACATAATAAGTTCGGCTTACTTTACTTCTTCGGCCATAACCGCCCTTTCGAGATGAGCGTCGATACTTTGAACGTCTACGCATTTGTTTGTTTTTAGTTTGTGATTAAAATATTTAAATATTGCTTGGTCGCAATAAGGTCTAAGTAACTTTTTTTCTGATTCATCAGCAGTATTATATAACTTAATAAGTCTTAATAACTGATCTTGTGTATATAGTCTCATATTAATTATTCCAATGTTCTTTAAACATTACTTTAGCAGGTTTTTGTTTGCCAGTAGAATCTTTTGAAATTCCGTTCCATGCTCTACCTAATAATCTAGCAGCTATGTTATCACTAGGCATTATACCTAATCTTCTTAAATCTATATCTAATTGTTTTAAAGTACCATCTTTCTTTAAATTTTCAGTAAACTGAATAATTTGATTCTTTTCTTGTTGAGTTTTAGCATTTTGAATTGCCATTGAAGCGATTCTTGCGTTTGCTTCTTCTAATGACTTTGAATTAGCTAATGTTTGACGCCAATCATTTCTAAAACCTAATAACATATCAAGTTTTGTTTTAGATATATCTACATCTGTTTTCCTAAGATTTTGTTCTGCAGCCTGAAGGCTATATTTTTGTAATTCATTAGCACGTCTGTTAGCATCATTATTTGTTGTAGTTCTTGAAATCTCTCCAGCAGTTTGTGCTTGTCTTAATAAAGCATCTTGTTCTATAACAGTATTTTGTTTTATTAAATTATCTGTTTGAGCTTCCTTTAATTTTGTATCAGCACTTTGAGCAATTACTCCACCTATCATTGATAAATCTGGTGTAGGTGCTTCTAATTTTGGAGTGTCATAATTAGTACTTCTTACTGGTTGAGCAGTATTTGTTTGTCCATATATAAGATTCGGGTTCAATCCTGCATCTTTAAATCTTTGCATTTGAGCCTGAGGGCTATTATATTCGTTATTCATTTTCCAATCTGATAAAGCATCTCTTCTTTGCATATCATAGGACTTTTGAGCAGCATTCTGCTGCTGTTTATTAGTAAATAACGTTGGTAACGTTGATGCCACTGCGCTTCCTATAGCAGGTAATGCAGCAGCTAGTAAGGCTGGTATGGGCATTTTTTATTTTTTTTGTTTTTTTTGTTTTTTTTTGACACAATATCGTTTTTTTGTTTTGTTTCATCGTCCTACGTCCGCTGCGCTACCTTGTTCCTCTTTTACTTACCAAATATAGATATTTAGTGTCAATAAACACTAATATATCAAGGTAGTATTAGTGT